ACCCTCAACCGCCTGCGCCTGCAGGAAGCACGACGCCTATTGTTGGAAACGGACCTCCAGGTCTCGGAGATCGCCTTCAAGGTGGGGTACGGCAACGTCAGCCACTTCAACCGTGTGTTCCGCGAACGATTCGAAACCGCACCTGGCGCCCTGCGGGCGGCTTTGCAGAATCCGTCAAATCCTGTGCAGAACCTGCAAACGGGCGAAAGCGACAAGGATCCGAACGAAATCAACTGAACAGTCCCCCCACGATTCGCGACATTCCCCCAAATGAACGGAGGAGTGGCAATGTGCAGATTTCAATGCGTTCTTGGGTTGTCCGTAATCCTCGCAGCCACTTCCAGCGCAGCTATCGAACGCCTCTCAAATCCAGGTTTCGAAGACGGAAGCAGCGCATCGCCTAGCTGGTGGGTCAATTCCTGGGGAACTCCGGCCCCGAACGGCACCCTTTCCACAGCACCATCCTCCATGGAAGGGCGCCGAGCTCAGAGGCTACAAGTCACGGGAATCGGAAAGCAGAATGGCTGGATCTACCGGCAGGATATGCAAAAGCGGAAAGGATGAGACAAAGCAAGCCGCTCCAAATCGGCCACAAACCCGCATGAATGCTAGGTTTCTTCGTCTCAATGAAGCGACCAAAGAAATTTCATGCCAACGCAAAAGCGGAAAAGCGCGTAGGGGTCTGTCTCATTTGGCCGTTCACGAGCAATCCACGGTAGATATTGTGAAATGGCCTAGAATCCCCATTTGATCGGCGTTCCAGGCCATTTCACACGAAAGTCATGCCGCGCTCGTGAGACAGAACTTTGCCGCGCTTGCCGCGCCTGAGTCGGAAATTTTCAGACGTCGACCGTCTGGCACAGAAGGCCGTACAACGGGATGGTACATGTGGGTGGTACGGATGCCCCAGGAGGGGGAAGAAAACGCCGCGACAGCCGCCCCAGGAAACAGAAAAGCCACCCGGTGAAGGTGGCTTTTCTGTGATGAATCTCAGAATGAATCCAGCGATCCGGATCAAATCCTTCTAATCAATCGGATTAGGCAGAGGTCCTGCCCACCATCCAATAGGCTCATTCCCAAGATCACAGCTGAAAACAGGAGAACAGGTATTGCCATTTTCCGTGAGCGTGGCGCAACGATAGCCATCTCGATTCTTGTACTTCGATACGTCCACAACTCGCAGAGCAAAAGGTGAAATGCTTCGTAGCTCGCTGTTCTGCCAGTAGTAAAATCCGCTTGCGGTCGGCCTTTGATCGGTCCATTTCATATTCACAAGATACCTCCTTCGAAGCATTCCCGGCGATCCATTGCGGAGTGAATCACCAGCATGTAGAAGGGATCGATCCTCAGGATTGCAGGGGCATTCTGTGGAATCCTCACAATGCTCGATCAGATCATTCAACGGAACGATATGCGTCCATTCCATCATTCCACATCCTTCTTGATCTTGGCGTGATCCAGGATGCTTGCCACATCAGCGACCATGTAGCCCATTCGGCACTCGTCGCAGATGGTGAGTCGCCATACCAGGTCGCGCTCCCTGTCCGGCCCCGTAGCCGGTCGCGTCCTGCATCGCTTGCAGATCGGTGCGCGGCGGCTCATGCCTTCGTTCTTTCTGCGCGGATTTTATCGAGGCGCTCGCAGGCAGCGTCGAATTCGTCCAGGGTCCACCCTTTCCATTCCCGCTTTTCCTTGCGATCACTTTCGATGTAGTTGCGAGCATGGATGATCGCTTCGTTCATGGCATCCCACTCGGTTTCGACGCCACCGTCTTGCTCCAGCTGGACGCGGTCATCTCGATGCTTTGTACCAATCCGGTACAGCTGGAGGAACTCATCGACGATTGACACTTTCCCTGCGTAGAACCTGCGGGCAACTTCCTCCAGATGATCAGCCATCTCCTTCCGCATGAAGTGGGAACCAGCGAAGCTCCGGCGCAGGACTCGGAGACCTTCAACCATCATTCCAGTGTGCTTGGGGGCAAGGATTGAGGGGATGTGTTTGGCGTTCATCAATCGGCATCCTTTCCCATGCGCGGAGTCACTACATCGAACCCGGCTACCCAGACCCAGGGGTTGGCATCCCAGCGCTTCGCCGGGTCTCCCCCGTAGATGCTGTCCCACAGATCAGCGAACCAATCGCGTGCACAATCCCACCCGAGTGATCCATTGCCTTTCGGATCTGGTTCCTCTGCAGGGAAGTATCCTCCGTTATCCGTTGGATCTCCGGGAATGCATCCTTCTGACCATGCGGCCTCTTCGGTGATATCCTGCAGGCGCTCGATGCGCACGCCGGTGATCTCCAAGGTGATCCGTGAGGCCCACCGGGGCATGTGGATGGAGGGGCGCCACGGAAGGCCCGCATTGTGCGTCTCGCCATCCGCCCGGTAATAGGCCGTCTTGCCGTCGTCGCTTGACCACGTCTCGCGCACCCATAGGCGGTCGCCGGTCTGGCCATAGGGGCATTTGACAGAGTGCCGGCCTGTTGTGACCGGGCTTCCTGTCGCCTCTTTCGACCAATTGGCTGATCCATCGAGTTTTCGATTGCTCCCTTCGATTTGCCACCCGCACCAATTCCACCCATCTGGGGGTTGTGGTTTTACAATCCTCCGCGTCTGCGTCTTGCGGCCATCTAGAAGGGATCGGACCATCTGGCTATTGAAGATGATGGGGCGCTCTTTCACAGGAGTATCGCCTTCCGCTCGGCAGCGCTCGGGGTGCGCATCTGCTTGATGGACGCTCGGCCTTCGGCCTGAGTGGTCTTGGCGCGGATGACTCCCTTTGCCTTGCCGATGTCCTTCTCGGTGGAGACCGGATAGGATGCCAGGACCTTGATGCGGACCTTACTTGCGCTGGTGCGCTGGTCTGCATTGGGGTGCGGAATAGAGACGATACGACCGATCTTGGTGCGCCAGGAACCGGCCGCCTGACTCTCCCAAGCAACCAGGTCTCCGACCTTACATTCGATGTTCATTGGTGCTTTTTTCATGCCTTCACTCCGTCTCTTCTGGCGCGCTCCAGCAGCTCGCGCATGGTGTGGATTTGTTCGTAGGTTCGGGTTGGATCGGATGGGTGCAGGCGCATGTAGACGTGGCCGCTTCCCCAGTCGAAAAAAAACGGGATTTTTGGCGTGCGTTTCCATGCTCGGACCAGCGCGTGGCGCGTGTACAGCGTCGGCTTGTCCATGATGCTGTAGATGACCCAGGCGCGGGACTGCCGAATGGTGCCGCTCATCCGTTGCCACCCAGCAGCTTCAGGCGGATCTCTGCTGCCGGGCATCCGTCTTTGTCCAGGATCACGGCTGTCATGTCGGATTGTCCTGGCAGTGGATGGAACTTTTCGATCACGCAGGCCAGAAAGTCCGGGGTCACATCCTCCTTGTTGGCTCCCCAGCATCCGTTCTTGATTCGGCGTCCAGCATACACGTTTCCTGTGATCGGGCTCACGCCCAGGCGGATCAGGTTCATGGCAGGTCTTTCTGGGTAGCGGTGTAGGATGGTGCCCAGGTCTTGCCGCAGGTGCGCTGCAGGTTGCGCAGCTGATTGAGTCGGTCGGATGGGATGTGCTTGTGGCCGCTGGCCCACCGGTAGACCACGCAGGTCTCGACCGGCGGATCCAGGAGCGGCCCGACGGCGCGGGGGCCGCCGAGGGAATGGATGAGGAGCATCTGGGCGACGTGCATCATGCGTGCCCCAGCGTCCATCCGTCTGATGCCAGGATTCCGCGACGAAGCGCCTCTGCCGGTGCGTCGACGAGACGACCGGCGAACGTGCCGCTGGAGTGGACCTCGGTGCGGGGGTACATGGAGTCAGGGACGGGCACGGTGCGGCTCCACTTGTAGACGCCCAGGCTGTCTCGTTGGATGGTTGGTGCGGTGGTCATTTGGTGCGGGTCCTTTCCAGGATTGATCGGGTTTTGGCGAGGGCATCTGATTCGTCGTCGGTGCGCGAGGCCAGGCTTTCGAGGATGGGCGCTGTCGCCTCCAGGAGTTTGCGAGCCTCTAGCCACAGCATATCCGCTTGCGGGGCTGTGGCTCCTGCCGCTGCATAGGCGCGCGCGACGAGATCCCCCAGGCCGGGATGGAATGCGGGATCCTGCGGGTCGGCACTGCGGGGCATGAGGAGGATTCGCAGGCTGGTGTCGAGGATTTGGATTTGAGCGTAGAGGCGGTACTTGTGCGCGAGGATCGTCAGGCGGGTGAGCTTGTCTCCATCGTGGGTCGCCCAGATGCCGCCTCTCCCCGTATCGATCCAGGCCCTGTCGGCCTTGACCTCGGGGCGAGGCGGCGGGTCGGGAGCGAAGAGCTCCGACGCGAGACGTCGCACCCGCGCTTCAAAGGGTGGTAGCGCCATGGCTGTGCGTTTCAACCGGCCTGCAAGAGACCTTCACGCCTCCGCACTTCCCCGGCCTGCAATCCTTCGAGGCATGGAGGCTCTCTTGGTGCGCATGCGGGTCCCGATGGAGGCACGTGCTTGGACAAAGCTTGCTGGCACCGTTGCAGCGGTAGAGGGGCGCCGTCACAGGGCGCCTGCGATTGCCATGATGATGGCCATGGCTGCAGCACCCAGGACGGTGGGAAGCGCCATCTCTGTCAACGAGGCCCTGCGGGGCGGCAAGGTGGCCAGGGAATCGCCGCGCACGCGCTCGCCTAGGACCGCCGTCGAGCACGCCGCCACGGCCACCGCAGAGGCGCCAGTGAGCGAGTCGATGCGGGTAGCTTGCAGGCTGTCGCTGGCGAGCAGGTTGGCGGCGTAGGAGCAAGGCAGGTCCACGGTGCAGGCGCTGTCGCGGTTGCTGGGGATGTCGCCGGGAAACGGGGTGCGGAGTGCGCTGTCGGGGATGCGCTGGGAGACCTCGGTACCGCGGCGCACGGACAGGCGGCGCAGGGCAGCCTGGAGCGAGTCGTGGCCTTCGGCGCGCACTTGGCTCACGTAGGCGACCCAGTGAATGGAGTCGGCGTGCTGCTGGCGGATGACCTCGGACCTGGTCGAATCGAGGTTGTGCTGCGAATCCTTGAGAGCCTTGCGGGCGGTGTCCAGGCGTGCATCGCCATCGCTCGCGGATGCGTTCTGTGCGGTGTGGTACCCGGAGGCAAATCCGATCCCGATCAGGATGGCGAGCACTCCAGCGGCGGTGAGGTGTTGGGAGGGTGTCATGGGTTGGCTCATGGGAGGTCGTCTTTCGTGGCTTGTCGGATGGTGCATCCGTTGGGAGCAAGGCCCTGCGCTTGGAGGCCATCGCGCAGGGAGTGGGCGGACTCGTGGGTACCGAAGTGCGTCACGAGTCCCAGCGGGCAGCCGGGGCACAGGAGGGTCCAGCAGTAGCTGAGATCCCCCTGTGCCGTCGGCTCAACTGTCGAGACCATCGAGGTAGGCCATGACACCACCGACGATGGCGTGAGCCATCAGGTCTAGCCAAGCATCTTGACGCATCAGGTCTTCTGTTTCGGGATGGCTGATGAAGCCGGTTTCTGCCAGAGCTGCCGGTGCCTTGGTCAAGCGCAGGACGGCGAAGTTGGCCTCGCGGTCGTGGTCTCCATCCTGCAGGTCGGCGCGCCCGATCTCACGAGGGAATTGCGCCTTGATGCTCCTGAAGATCGCCTCGGCCAATGGGTCGGCCTGGGTCTGTCCGGGAGTCGTCCAGACCTCGTAGCCGTTGGGCGCAGGATTGCCCACGGCATTGCAGTGGATGCTGACGAAGAGGTCGGCACCGGCAGCATTGGCAATGGAGGCGCGCTGGTCCAGGGAAATGAAGTCGTCGCGTTCGCGGGTGAGCATGGAGGTCAGGCCTGCGGCCATGGCCAGGATGTGACCGCGGTTGGCCAGGGACAGCGTGACCAGGCTCTCGCGCAGGCTGGTGGGACCGATGGCTCCGGTGTCATGGCCTCCGTGGCCAGCATCCCAGCAAATCTTGATCGGGTATTTCATGGGGTTTCTCCAGTGGTTGAAGAGGCGTTTGTGGTAGTGGACGTGGTGACGACCTTGTTGCCCAGGTACCCGAGGGTCCCGGCCCCCATGGCGCACAGCAGAATGGTCTGCGCCACGGGAGGGATGTCGGATTTGGTGAGGGTCACGATGAAGACCAGCACCAGGGCGGAAAGGTTCGAGAGCAGGGCGATCAGGCGGCTGTTGCTGGCTGCTCCGGTCGATTCGGAAAGGAAGCCGCGCAGCCATTGGAGAATCGTCAGTTGGACCATGGGAGCCTCGGGAGCGGGAAGGTGACGGCGGCGTTGAGGGACGCCCCCGCGATCCAGTAGATGAATCGCGAGGTGTCGCCCTTGATCAGGTAGACCAACGCCGCAGCCACGCTGAATCCGATGATCACGGATGGGCAGAACTGCGAGAGGGTCATCCCAGCACGCAGGAGTTGGCGGTGATGGGGGCTGGTGTCGTGGCCTCTCCAGTACAGCTGCTGTATTCGCTCTCGTAGTTCCCTATTGGGAAGTACTCCTCCATGTTCTCGGGATTGATCCGATCGTTGGGGGCATCCGGGAACATCTCGAGCTGGGGAGTCTTGCGCTTGCGTGGGGCGCGGGCCTCGGCGATGACCTTGGCCTTGCCGCCCTTGCGTGCTTTGGCCTTCTCCTTCTTCGCTTCGGACTTGGTTTTGTCGGAAGCTTTGCGCTTGGCCTTAGCTTCGCGGAGATTCATCTCCTTCAGGATCGCTGCGCATCCACGAGCCAGGTCGGTAGGTGTAATCGGCGAAGGGTGCGTGATGAGGACGCGCTGAACCAAGGCCGGAGTCATCTTTCCGATCGATTCCGGTTCCAGTTCGACGGTGACCCCACGGGCCTTGTAGGTGGTCTTGATCTTGGGCATGAGTTTTATCTCCTACATCGCTGAGAAGTTGAGGTGGAGGCGCTCCCATTTCTTGGCGCCTGAAACGTTGGGGACAAGCTGCCGCAGTTGCAGGTACTGCCGTGTTCCGACGACCTGCATGGATTCGCGGATTAGCTGTACGGCTCGCTGCCAGCGCGGGTCCTTGAATTGGTATTTCGTTAGGCGCAGCACCAGGGCTTGGTTCACGCGACCGGATTTGTCGGTGTCGAAGCTGGTATGCGCTAGCGTCGTCAGCTCTTCGGGAGCGGTCTCTCCCAGGCTTGCGACGTATGCATCGACCAGCTCCTTGGCCTGTTGTAGACGTTCGTCCAACTTGATCACATCGTCCATCGCAAGCTCCACCTGCTTGTCGCCGGAGTAGCTCGTGAGCGTGATGTTTCCCTTGCGCGAGCGAGGGGTGTCGGAGTTCTTGTCGAGCCATTCGAGGTAGGCGCTGATCTCGTCCAGCACGTCCTTCTTGGCCTTGCGCATCTGCTCTTCCAGGCGCTTGCCGATTTTGTGGATGCGCTCCACGGCGGCATCGCGTCGCTTTTCGACGGGCGGGATGAACTTCGCAGGGCATGCCGCCCCTCGCGAGTCGATCCAGTCTCCACGATCGTTGGTGATGGCCATTCTAGGCTCCTTCTGTTGGTGTGGTGGTGGGTGTCTTGGTGGTCTTGGGTCTGGGCTTTGGCTTGCGGCGCTCCCGGTTCCAGGCGGCGCGTGTCGGGGCAGCAGGGTCGACTTGCTGCAGGGACTTGAGGATCTTGCCGACCTGGTCCTTGAGGATCCACTCGATGCGGCCGATCCGGAAGTGCTGGAGCAGGAACTCATTGAGGGCGTCTTGAGCCTCCTGCCGGGTGGGCTTGCGAGAACGCTCTACCCAGGTGGCCTCCAGCATGCGCAGCTGGGCGGGCGTGGCGTACTGGGCCTCACGGTTGGCCAGGTGCTCGAACCGGCGGCGGGCACCACCAGCGCCGGTGATGCGCATGCGGCTGTCCTTGGGCAGTAGGGCGTTGAGGTCCTGGGCCAGATCGCGCTGCTGGCTGGGGGTGAGAGCGCTGGAGGTCTCCACGCCGCACCGGTCGCGCAGCATCTGGCGGTACTGGTCGTCGGGCATGCCCAGCCGCGAGACCAGGGTGTGGATGAGTTTGGCGCTCATGCCTCGTGCCTCGCGGCTGTGTGCAAAGCGCCCTGGGCCGTGGAGATGGCTGGGCCTCCGGCCTGGATGGTGAGCAACCCGCGCTCCAGCACAGCGGCCTTGTTGCGTAGCACAGTGATGCGGGTGGACTTGTCGCGCAGGTCAGCACGAATCGCCTGCAGCAGCGGCCGCCCTGGCTCACCCAGCAGGAGCTCCAGCTCGCTGATGGCGCGGTTGGCAGAGAGGGTGGCGCTCATGCAATGGCCCCACTCACTTCGGCGGCGTAGGCGACAGCGTCGGCGGTGACAGCGGTCTTGTTGAGCCGGCTGAGATCCAGGCACCAGTCGATCAAGTCCACCAGGATGCGGGCGTTGCGTCGGCAATGCTTGTGCAGCGCGACGATGACGTCCTGCGGGACATCGCCCATGTAGGCGTGGATGAGGATCTCTTCATCGTTTGCCGTCATGGGGTCGACCTTGCGGCGCAAACGCATGCGGCTGGAGAGCTGTGCGAAGTTGTTCTGATCACCCACGATGATTTCGTTGAGGCGCGGTAGGCCGACCAAGGCGATCGGGATCTTCGCGAAGTCGCGCACGCTGCGCAGCATGTCCAAAGCGATGCGCGGCAGGTACTCGGCCTGGTCGATGATGATGAGGCGGCCGGACCCTTCCAGCTTTTCCACGATGCGCTTGAGCTGAGCATGGAGCGTGCCCTTAGGGGAAACGCTCAAGCTGTCGCACAGCTCGCAGAAGAGGTCGCGGGAGGTGTATCCCTGGTGCGCCGTGATGAGGATCGTGGCGGTGTTGTTGCGCAGGTACTCTTCCACAGCCGTTGTCTTGCCAACCCCGGCAGGCCCCGTCACCGAGATGATGGCGCGCTTGTGGGCCGCGACCTTGATGGCGTTGGTCACGCTGGCCCATGCCGTGGTCTTCACCACCGGGACAATGGGGAGCACCGCGCTTTCAGCGCGCTCCTCTTCCAGCTCCAGGTACTGACGGATTTTCTTCTCAGTACCCGCCACGTCGCCCTTGTACTTCCCGGCGAGATAGGAGCTAATTACTCCGCCAGTGCATCCAATTGCCTTGGCAACGCTTGCCTGAGTTATTCCGTTTTCTGTCATGTGCGCCTGAAGCTTCAGGGCCAGATCCGAGGTATTGCGCGGTGTTTCGTTTGGCATGATCTCTCCTTGGGAATGGGTCATCCTGCGGCTGCGACCTGGTCGTCTACCCAGATCCAGTCGGTTTTCTTGGTGGGCTTTGCTTTGGGTACCAGGTTCGCCAGATCGGCGCGCCCGGAGCGGTCTTCGCGGCGCACTTGTGCGATGGCACGGTCATGCTCCGTCACGATGGTGGTGTTGCCGTGGGGGATCTCCAGGGCCTGGGCTCCCACACCGACCCGGTAGGACTGGCGCAGGCTCTCCAGTTCGCCCTTGTCCGCTTGCGGCAGGGCCTCCTTCATGGCTTTGATCTCGCGCTTGTGGATGCGATTCTGTTCGCCCACCACCGAGAGGCCATAGGCATCGTTGGCGCTCACCATGGCACCGGCGGCTTCGATCAGCTGGCACACGCCGATGAGTGGGCCACTTCCATTCTCTGTCGCTTCGTAGCATTTGGCGGTTGTCAAGTCGTCCGGGTCGTAACGCAGCACCACCTCGCGGTCTTTCCAGAGCGGCATCCACTCACCCCACCAGGTGCACTTCAGCGCTGCGAGCGTGACACCCCGGCGCCCTACGCGCAGCCGGGCCAGCTTGGTCACGAGCATGGATGCGGTGTCGCTTGAGATGCGTGGCAGGGGGCCATGCATGGTGTAGTCCGACAGCAGGACGGCGGCGCGTGTCTTTCCGCGATGGATCTTGCCGTTGCACACCATGGAGGGAAATGTCTCTGCCATCCACTGGTTCAGATCGCGCTGGAATTCCTCGAACGCGGGGATCTGTGAAGCGTGCTTCAATACCTCTTTGAGGCGATTTGGCTTTTCTGCCGTGCTGCCGCCTTTGTAGGTGCTCCACCACTTGTCGAAGTGCAGCTTCATTTCCAAGAACTGCCGCTCGATCACCTTGGCGCGTGAGCGCTTGGCTTCGGCAAAGTGGACATTGATGCCAAGCAGTGCGGCCACGGAGCCGGTGTGCTGGGTATCGAAGTTCACCACATGCCCACGCTTGACACCGGTCACTTCCGTGTTCTTGTACTCGCGACCGTTGTCCAGGTACCACCAGTCCGGCTTGCCGGATCGCTCCAGGCCGTGGCGCAGGCAGCGCATGGTGTTTTCGGCGCTTGGGGCACTGGTGTGGATGTACCACCCCATGGGTACGTAGCTCTTCATACAGATGAAGGTGGTGATCCATGGGCGCACGGGGCGGGTGGAGCCTTCCACGCTCACCAGGACATCCAGGACGCGCGAGTCGCCCACCCAGATGCGCCCGGACACCAGAGCCGAATAGTCACGCTCCACGTAGAAGCCGTGCCGGTCGAAGTAGCGCTTCTCGCCATCGCGGGCAAACGAGATCACCGCAGGAGCGTACTCGGCGCGCAAGCGGCGCAAGAACGATCCGACGGAAGGGAAGTCGGCTTCTCCGCTAGTTGTGCCTTGGGTGATCGCTTCGCCCAAGGCAGCCAGCCTGGCGTCGTTTGCAGAGATCCGGTTCTCGTGCAGGTAAGCGCGGCAGAAGGTGGAGTACCATTCGTCACGCACGGAGCTTTCACGGCATCCAGATTCGCGCATCAGCAGGCCAATGCGGCCATGCTCGCGGACCAAGGCGCGAATGCGGTACAGGCTCTGTACGGAGACATCGCATTCCGGGTGCTTACGGTTCCAGGCGTCAGCCCATGATTCCAAGGCCTTGCGCCCTGTAATCCCCTCGGTCGCAAGCAAGGCTTGAGACCAGCGGTCGAAGTATTTGCGGGTGCGTTGGTCGGCGCGCTCGTAGGCCTGGGCCACGAGGTCGGACTCGTGAGGGGGGATGTACGGGATGATGCTGCGCCTGGCCTCCCAGCGAGCAATCGTATCCAGGGGGAGAGACGTGAGAAGCACCTCGTGGCGTACGCCTCCTGCACCAACCTTCTCGCTATGGCGCGCGACATACTTTCCCAGTTGAGCGCGCACGGTGCGCTCGGGCTGGGCCAGTACACTTGCCGCATCGGCAATGGATAGCCAGACATCCTCATCGGACTCTGGCAATGCGATGTATGGTTGAGCCGCTCCCATCGATCAAGCTGCCGTTGTGCGCGAAGCGGTGATGGCGCGGAACCAGGTGGAGATGCGCTCCAGGATACTCGGTGTCGGAGTGGGGTCCAGGGTAAAGGCGAAGTCGCCCTGGGAATGATCTGGAGCGTATTCTGCAGCAACCACTTCGAGCATCCACCCACCAGTTGGAGCTGGACGTGCCAGGTACATCAGGGCACGCAGGTGTTTGGCCAGGATGCGGCGCTGGGCCAGCAGGCGCACCTGCTCATCCAGGGCGATGTTCAGCTCGTCACGCAGCCGTGATACGGCATCACGCAGCACGATCTCCTCGTTGTCGTGCTCCAGCTGCATGCGCATGGTGTCGTCGTGCAGAAGCATGCACAGGTTGCGCAGGTGATCGCGCTCCTCCAGGACATAGGCAATAGCCAGCTCCATGTTGCGGATGTGCTTGTTTGCTGTGGCGAGGATATTGTGCAGTTCAACGTTCTGCGCTCTGAGTTCTTGCTGGGTGTTCATGCGTGGGCTTCTTTCGGGGAAAGGCGGAACAGGAAACCGATGACGTGGTCAAGCCAAGTTCCAGTGCGGCGCAGGGTGCGCGGTGCGTGCAGTTCGCTCAGGATCTGCGAGAGTATCCTGTCGGCCTGGGCGGCCCGCTCTTCAGCGGCAATGGCGCGGGCAATGGCGTTGGTGCGGTCGGTGCAGGCCTTGTAGAGATCGGCCCGAAGAGCGTCGCACATTTGCTCGGCACGGCTGAGCCTGGATTCGACTGCGAGCTTGTCGATCAAGGCTTCCGCTAGCCTCTCGGAGGTGGCTGCCAGGCGATCAGTGGCGTCGTCGGTGCGGATGTTTGCGGCATCCACCTCGCCGTGCAGATTGTGGATTGCCCGTGAAGCGGCGTCGAGAGTCGAGACAGCTTCACGTTCAGCCATCTTCATCCGGTAGATGTGCCTGGCCAGGATACGGCGCTGGCGGAGGAGGCGATCTTGGTTCGAAGGGCATCTGACCGGCTTTGATGCATCATCGTCTTCTGCAGCGGTTTCTAGGGACTGTATGACAGCGATCTTACCTGCCTTGAGGAAACGACGGTAGGCGACCACGTCGCGTTTGAGAACCATTCCGTCTGGGCCAGTACCGGGGACTTGGCTGATATCGATATCGAAGTCGGCAGCAAACCTTTCGGCCAACTCCTTTGATTTGATGAAATGGGGATGATGCCTGTTGTGACGACGGGCGCTGATGATCTCGTCCAGTTTGAGGCGGCGCATGATCGGGAGAGCGCCGCGCTTGTCTTCCATCGTTCCTTCGAGGATCAGCCCAAGCTGGTAGCCGCTCTCCAGGTAGGATTCTACGCCGCGCTCCTGGCGGATCAGCTCCGTGATCGCATGCCAGTTGATGATCCCCATGTGGTTGCAGTAGGGCTTGGCCTCTTCCGGGATGAAGACGGAACTCATGCGGCCACATCCATATTTTCCGCGCCGCACTCGACGAGGGTTTTCCAGAGCATGGTCTTCGGAGCGTAGGGAGTCACGCCAGCAGTCCAGACGGGGCCTTTTTCGCAGGGCAAGAGGATTTTGACGAGGAGGATGTCTTCGCTGATGCGACCGTTTACCTCAGCCCACGAGCCGACATGTTCCTTGCGGATCCATGGCGCATGACGCTGGATGCTGTCGAAGGGGAAGGTGATGGTGAGGTCCGGTTGGACACGGGCGGCGAAGGGGTAGGGCTCCATTGCTGCGGCTTTCATGCTGCTTTCAATCAGCTCGCAGGTGCCGAGCAGCTCACCAATGCTTCCGCCATCATCGGCGTAGCACTTGGCGTCAGTGTCTTCGCCATGGAGGACAATGACCTGGCGTCCGCATTCGGTGGCCATCCATTCACCCCACCAGAAGGCGCCCGGATTGGTGCTGGCGATTCCGTGGCGACTGACTTTGCCTCTGGTCACTGCGTTGGTCGTGGCGTTCATGCGGCCACCGCCTGTTCTTCCTGCATGGCTCCGAGTTCCTTCAAGACGGGTTCGATGACGCTGCTGCTGCGGAAGCCGATGGCGACCTCACGGCAGTAGTTCGCGGAGTATTTGCGCCCCAATTTTTCAGAGACAGCACGGGCTACGGCGACCCACGAGATGCGGGTCGCAAAAATTTCCGAGGGCATTGATTGCTCCTTTTGCTAGGCTTTGGCTTGGTGTAGTAGCTCCTGCTACTTCCAACAAGTTAGCGCCAGATATTTAGCGATGCAAGAGGAATTTCATGAAATTCTCAGAGCGCCTGCGGGCTGTTATCAAAGCGTCCGAAAAAACGCAAAAAGAAATTGGAGAGAAAGCGGGCGTATCTCCGGCGACGCTGAACAATTATTTGCGAGGAGCGTACAGCCCTACCGTTGACTTCCTGCAAGTCGTCGCGCAAGAATGCGGAACCACCATAGCCTTTCTTGCAGGAGAGGCGGACGACGGTGATTGCAGTGCTGTACGGAGTTCATCCGACACTCTCCCTCCCCTCCGCCTGCGCGATGCCTTCAAGGTCCTTGGTGCGCCTGATGATGTCGCAGCAGATGTCGATGCGACGCCGAAGCAAGTACGAGACTGGATGAATGGCAAAACGCAGCCATCTCCACAACAGCTTGCCTTGCTCTTCAATGAGGTGGCCCGTGCTGCCGCAGTGCTCATGAACGCTATGGCGAAATCGCGTTGCGATCATGGATCGGAGGGTTTGGAGTCCGAGCCGCAGACCGGCACAGACGGCCCGAGGTAATCGCCCGCACTGGCAACATCGTTCACATCGATTTCAGCAGAGGCTGACGCTTACCGGGGGCTATCCCGGATTACAAACCCGCAGAAGAAAGATCCCGCATGTTTGCATCGATCCTTGAGATCATCGAAGACAATTCTTGGCATATCCTTCGTGAGGGCTTGGTCGTGGTGTTCTTTGAAACGCAGCGCACAACCGAAGACTTCGCGCCCGAGCAACTTGAGTCCAGGCTCAAGAACCGTCGCGCCTTGGGCGATGAGTCATTCTGTGGATTGGGAGAAGAAAGCTTTGTTGTTGATCTCAATGAGCGCGGGATCAATGCGGATCAGCTTGCGGAAGAAATTAGAGCGCACCTTGAGCCGGATGACGAATGCTGGTTCATAGCTACCACATCGCAAGGGGCTGCGATCCGCAAGATTGCATGATCCCCTGGAAACGATTTCAGCAAAGGCTGACGCCGCCAGGTGCGTGACCTGGAACCAAAACCCGTGAAGAGGAGGATGAGATGGCGATCACCTATAAACTTGAGATTTGGCTAGATCACCAAGATGGCGATGGTTGCGTCGTTCCTCAATTCGGGATCTCTGACCACCCCATCAAAGAATTCAAAGTTGGTGAGCGTATATGTCTCACGCACTCGATGAATGCAAAGCGAAATGGCTATTTCGTTGTGCTGTCGGTGGAGACGTTAATGAATCAACAAGGAGGTATTATCACTACTCGTTTGCTTGTGCAGGCGGAATCGTAAAAGAATGCCTCACATCATCGGTGATATCGACTTTGGAGAATCCTAGAATGTATCGCTTCGCGTCTTCCAGTACTCCAATCGCATCTCTGACGCAGTAGCCTTGGAGGCTTTCAATGATGGCGAGGGCTGGATCAATTTTCGATTCCATGTTATGACCTTTCGATTGAGCCTCAGTGGGGCTGCTGTGTGATATCTCGTACTGGCAATGTCGTTCACATCGATTTCAGCAGAGGCTGACGCCTGCCGGGAGCGCATCCCGGAACCAAAACCCGCGCAAAGGAAACTGAGATGGCAAATCCGCTGACCTATGACCTAGAAGTGATCCAGCCTGGAGTCGAACCTGGTACCGGCCCAGTCTTGAGCGCCTCAACGCCCTACGGCCCTTTCACCATAGGTGGCAAGGTGACGTTCAATGGAACGGCTCACGGTTCGTACACGATCAAGAGGATCGAGTACATCATCGGAGGGAGCAAACAGCGCACCCTCCTATTCGTTTCCTGATCAAAGGATGTAGAAGGGCATCTTCTCCAAGCAAATCGTTTGGCTGACGGGTGCCTCTTCGCACACGCAGGTGATCCTGTGAAGGGATTCCTGCAAAGCTTCCTTAGCCAGCCGCACCGAGAGCCCATCGACGGCCTCCAGGATGCTTGAAGTGGCCTTGGCGATGGCCTCTTGCTCTGCGCGATATTGTTCTCCGGTCATGCTCTGTCCTTTCGATTGTGCCCCCAATAGGGCGGTGTACAGGTATCGGCAGATGTGATTGGGCCAATAGCTTTTCGGATGACTGCGAGGGTTTGCGAGGCGTCGATGGTGAAGACATCCTTCGGATCTTCGGCGTCGAAGGCTTGCAGGCCACTCAAGGTGGTCAGTTCATGGTGTGCCATCAGGAGTGCGCGGCGCATAGCGATGCCATCTGTCGCATCGGCAATCAGCAAGGCGCGCATGACAATCCAAACCACTCCGACAGTGGTTGCTCCAATGATCGCGATGATGCACATGCTGTAGAATTCGAACATTTCCTAATCCTTTCAAAGAGCATTCAAGGGCCGGTGAACCACCGGCCCTCCTTGTGTTTACCAGTTGCGGATGATGAGCTCACCCATTGGGGCGGTGGCCTTGATGCCGACCGTGTAGGCCAGTTCCGTACGCTCGATGGTCAGGCCATCGAAGGCCTTGCGCATCTCGGGGATGTCGTTCACCGAGATGATCATGCGCCCCGTGATGGTGCGGGCTAGTTCTGCCAGGCGGTCGTACTGCTCCAGCCCGAACGGCACGCCGTACCCTTCGGTCCCCCAGTACGGAGGATCGCAGTATATCAGGCTGTGGGACCGGTCGTAGCGGCGGATGCACTCGGCCCAGTCCAGGTGCTCGATTGTGGCGTGCGCCAGGCGCAGGTGGGCCTGGGATAGCTCCTCTTCCATGCGCGTCAAATTGAGGCGTAGCGAGCCTGTGGTGGCGGTGCCGAACGTTTGTCCAGAGACCTTTCCTCCGAAAGCCAGTTTTTGGAGGTAGAAGAATCGTGCCGCTCGCTGGATGTCGGTGAGAGTTTGGCTGGGGGTGACCTGGAGCCACTTGTAGATCTCGCGGCTGATCAATGCCCAGCGGAACTGGCGCAGGAACTCGTCCAGGTGGTGCTGCACCACCCGATAGAGATTCACGATCTCGCCGTTCACGTCATTGAGCACCTCGACTCGGGATGGCTCCTTCAAGAAGAACAGCGCAGCCGCTCCGCAGAAAGGTTCCACATAGCACACGTGCTCCCCAAAGAGGGGCAAGATCGACTTGGCAAGCCTGCGCTTGCCGCCGATCCAGGGGACGATGGGCTTTGTCATTTTGTTGTTGGTCTCTGCAGGGAATTGCGGTTTCTGAAAGTGGGAATGGACAGGCCATCCATTCCCTGTGGATGCGCGGGAAATGCGCGTTCTATTGCATTTGAGGCGTTTTTCGCGTATGTTGGGGGCATGTCACTGCCTTCCGCCTGGGACGAATTGACGGTCGAAGACTTCCCTGAGGGAGGCCTCCAGTTGCTTGCGCAGAGCCTTGGGCCGCGTGTTGCGGCTGATGTTTGGCGCAAGTTGCGGGGCACTCGCTTGGAGCCTCCCGTGCGGTTCACGACCGAGTACATGCTGCGGTATGTGCAGGCACATTGGACCGGTGACAATGACGACCAAATCGCCCGCGCATTGGGTTGCACCACGCGCACGGTACGCAATTTGGTGAGCCGGGTTCCCAAGCGCCGCCCCGAATCGTTGCAGATGAGTCTCATCTGACGGGCCTGGCCAGGTAGTCGCGCAACAGGTCCTTGAAGTCCTCGATGTCTTCCTTTTGGATCACAGCGAAGGGGCGAGCCTCTACTTTACGTGAACTGGTTCCGTAGGTATTTCCGCGCCCCGACTTGGTACCACCAGAGTATTTCCCGGTTTGGGACCGATTGCGGGTGAAGATCTCGCTGCGGGCATAGCTGGTCTGACTGCCTCCGAAGTTGTGGATCGCGGCGTAAGGCTTGTCGCTAGAGACAAAGGCGCTGTCGTTGTCGCTGCGTCCTCGAATGGAGTGCATCAGGCCACCCTGCATGCCCATCTTGATGAGAGGAGTTGGATTGTTGGTGACCTTCCACTTGTTGGAGCCACCCAGGATGGACCCGGCGCGATCGTACCTGCCGCCGTCAGAGAAATTCTGCTGCACCGAGTCGACGAGGATCTCGGCACCGGCAGCCATGGGACGACTGAGATCGCCATTGGCCAGGTGTGCCAGAGTATGACGCGCATCTTGAGAGCTGAAGGTGAGCTCGATTCTCATGTTGCGCTCCAGCTGTAAGGGGCGTATCTTCTGGAAGGAATCTCCTCGAAGCCTAAATCGAGACGCACGTAGGACTGTCCCTCCGGGAAACCGGAGCATACAGGTGGGAGTCGGAACCTAGCGCACCGACCGAGGAGCATTCCAACCTCCTTCATAGGGTCGTCCCGACTGTACTCAAGGCGCTTGCCTCGACTTCGCTTGCGGTCACCAGGGTCATGTTCCCAGATGCATCGCGCTTGAACACCAGTTTGGTATGAGCATTGACACGCTTTGAAAGCCCTTTTGCTGACGCGCGCGCAGGACTGTAAATGATCAAGTTGTCGCCATCCCAAACGGCACGGTATGGTGCCGCCAATATGGCGGGGATCTCTTGAACTTGCTCAAGCGTCAAAGCTTGGACGCTTGACTTGGTTGGGCGCAAGGCGTGCTTGATGGCATTATCATCGGTAACGACGACGGGCGATATCGATTTCCCTGCGGCTTTGGTGACCTTGGATAGGAGCGGATGATCTATCCATCCAATCGCAACGCTTTCGCCTTTTGCGATTTCGCTTGCCTTGATGCCTTGGGTCCAAGTATTCCATTGCGATGCGCGGCTATTGAATAGCCCGGTATCCTTTGCAATCGAATTGACGAATGTCTTTTGCGCCGGTTCAGGCAGCGCCGAGATCTTCCTCCAGGCCAGATCCTCTACGGCGCGGGCATTGCGGGAAACATCGTAAGCCCAACCCGGATCGGGGTAAAAGCTCTTGCCTCCTCCCAGGTCGATCCCTTGGATCTGCACCTCCGGTCCGTCGCGCCCTACGCGAGCCATCTTGGTGACGAGGGTGGATTTTTCCGGAAGTTCCCCTTGACGGCGCGCCTTGCGTTCGGTGATGCTGTTCATGCGGCACTCACACCCCCAGCCATTGCGAGGGCGGATGCTTGACAGCGCTGGGTCGTCTGCTCGGAAGATGCGCCCATCCAAGGCTTGATGGGCGGCGCGTCGATTCTTCCCATGGTCAAGTACGTGGTACTGCTGGTAGGGCAGCAAGTCCGCCAGGTCATCCATGGTCTTGTAGTGGCCGGCATCGTAGGAGACGGCCTTGTTGGTCTGGTAGATGGTCTTGAGGCGACGCGGCGTTCCCAGGCGTGTCCACTCATCCTGGCCGGTCTGGGGATTGCGCACCAAAGACTTCTGGTCCGGCTCGTCCCCCGACCACCATCCCTTGGCTCGCAAGGTGGGTTCCAGGGTGCGCCGAAACTGCTCAAAGGTGCGGCCTTCGCGGATTGCCCGATCGACCTCCTTGTGGATGTCGGCCAAGATGTCGGCCCGCGTCATGCGGGCGACGAAGAAGGCGCGGCTATGCCCATGCCAAAGGACGTCGGAAGACTTCCAGGGGATCTTGGGGTTGGGAATGCCCTTTGCCGCCTTTGCCACATCGCCGGGGCTGGGCTTGTTGGGCAAGATGCGCTTTTCCCAGGCGGCAATGGCTTGCTCGGCTGGCACGCCAAAGAGCTTGGCGACATCCTGGGTGGATACGTCGAGGCTTATCCCCAGGCGTTTTTTCGGAGCCTCAGGCATCGGCATCCAAGGTGGCTTGAGCGTCCTTGGCTGCGTCGGTAGCTCCAGCCAGCTCCGACAGCACGCAAAAGCTCTCCAGCGCGTCTTCCAACTCCTGGGCATCCATTTCGGCGAACTCGGTGTCCAGGAGTTTCAGGAACTCATCGTATCCCGACGAGCGGTTCGCCATTTCCATGATGGGCTTGGCCAAGGCATTGGCCTGCTTTCCCAGGGCTCCGTCTGGCAGCTGCTTTAGCAGATCCTGCAAGACCTCGTCGGGGTGGTCATGTTCGGGAGCCTCACCGAAGGCCGCCGCCGCATCCATCGGGGCCGGAGCGGCCTTGTCATCGATCCGACTGATGTGCTCCGGGGTGAGATCGTAGACGTCCTCGAAGTAGCTCTGGGTAAAGCGCACACCTAACCGGTAGAGGCCCTGGTCGCGTTGCAGCCGAGCGGCCTTGAGGTCTTCGGGCATGTGGATCTGAAACCACGGCAGCGGGCCCGGCAGACCGTTGACGTCCCAGATCCAGGTGATGAGCTGGTTGCACAAGGCCTCGACGGCATTGGCGTCATCCAGAGCAAGATCAGCGCGCACCTCATTGGCTGACCTGGCGGCTCCATAGGTGCCTCCAGCGTCGGGGGCTGTGGACAGCACTTCGCCCAGCCATGCCGTTGACATTTCCTCATCCGCCCACTTGACCAGGTCGGGGTGAGGCAGGCTTCCGCCGGCTTTGGCTTCCAGCAGCTCGACGCTCGAGTTGTCCGGGATGACAGCCGCAGCTGCGCGCACCATGGATTCCAGCCGCATCAGGAGATCGAGCTTCTGCGGCTCGGGCATGGATGCCGGGACCTTGCCGACCGTCTTTGGCAACCCGAACTTCTCGCAATAGAGCGCCCAGAATTTCAGGCCGCCGCGCTTGAAGGCGAGTGGCCAGAAGCACTCGCTCATGATGGGCTTGCCGTAGGGGTTGAGGTAGTCGGCGCGATGTCGCGCCACCAGGAGCTTGCGGGGTGGGACGATCTGATTGAGCCCAGTGTCATCCAGGAAGCGGGTCTCTCCGCGCAGCCCAAACCGGAACCACTCCTGCGGACGCGGGGCAACGCGACGAGGCACGATCCAGTCATCCACATCCCAGATCACTTCCTGGACGGAGTATCCAAAGGCTCGCGACTCAAGGGCCGTGTCCGTCATGGAGCGCACATCCAAGTGATCGAAGGTGTCCTGCAGCTTGGCGGTGGCTCGCGCCGACGCCTTGCCTCGCTCGATGCTCCAGGGACGCGCCGTCACGGCGGCGGTGCGTTTGGACATCACGGCAGACAGGTGCCCGTCCACCATGGTGCGGTAGACCGACAGGGACTTTCCTTCCGCCCGCAGGATCGGGTCGGGGTTGGGCAAGCCCTGGAGGTCGGACATTTGAAGAATGAGCTGGCGTGTCGTCAGCTCCTGCCCCAGTCCGCCCTCATCCAGGCGTGATTCCCCGAAAGATATGACCTCAGCTCCCCGATTTTGGGGTCTACCACCGCTTTTGGATCGGTTTTTGGGACGGTTCGAGTGTTTTTTGGCCATCAGGAAGCATCTCCTACGGGGTTGTATGGCACGGATCGACGGAAACCGCTTGAAGACCGCTTTAAATTCCGCAGCAGCCGGTGCGGTGCTGTCGTTGTGTGTCTGGATTTTGACGCGCCTTCTAGGGCCATTTCTGCGCCCGTGTGGCGGTGCTCGATTTTTGAGTTCGGCACGAATCGCGTTTTTAGAGGGGGAAACCCTATCAAGCACCCTGAGCGGGTTTGGTTTTGTCTCATTTGACCGTTTCGCGTTGACGATCGTTTGAAGGCTTTAAAGTCGTTTGAAGATCGATCTTCAAATCCTGCGCCAGACCGAGGCATCTTTGAATTGACAGGATTTGTCATTTCATGGCCGCCCATGCATCCAGGCTTCCATGGCTGTACGATCCGAACACCTGTGTCATGTCGCCTGTGGGCAACACCGCGCTGGACATCACCTCGACAGGGCCGCTGTCGCTGCACCTGGCTGCCGCGATGCCAAGGGCCAGCGCCCAGAAGTGATCTCCGTGCCCGCTCTCCTCGTCGTGCTTGGCATCGTAGCGCACCTGGTTGGTGCTGCTCACCGACTTTGCCACGGCATGCAGGCCTTCCTTCTGCTGCTGGTCCATGGGCACAAGCACCGCCGCGTCCTGGAACTCCTGCACCATGCGGGTCGCCAGGGCGTCCTTGATGGCTGATGTGAAGGTCACGGCCTCCACGCGGTAGGTACCAAAGAGATCCTGCGCCTCCTCTGCCAATTGGGCTCCGATGCCTGTAGCATCGATTGAGGCCCGCACCAAGCGAGGGTGCCGCAGAAGCTCCCACAGCACTTCTTTTTGCCGTCGGAAGGGAGTCTTCTCCAGGGCGACCAGGTGGCGCGTGTGCAGCACCATGCCGCACAGCTCCAGCACGTAGATGACCGTGAGATCGCGGCGCCGGGCGATATCCATTCCCAGGTACAGTGGCCCGGTGGCACGGGAGAGGCCCAGGATCCCATCGCGCTCCACCGATTCAATTAGGGCGTACGGGAGCAAGGCATGCGCCTCGTCCTGGGCAATGCCCATGTACTCCTCCAGGAACTGTGCCTCATTGAGACACTGGGCGCGCTGGCTTGCGATGTAGTCGGCGCGCTCCTGCGCCGTCGTAGGGCGCCCCTCGATCTGATCCAGCATTCCCTCGTCCACGGCCTGGACAATGGTGACCAGGTGCTCGGACCACTGATATTTGTTGCTCTGGCCTTTGGCGTCGTCTTTTCGGTTGCCCAGCTTGCAGAAGACGCAGCCCATGCCGTTTTGGGTGGAGATGATGCGGATGGAGTGGCCACGCGCTGCAACGGGCTGAGCTGCCTTCCAGAGATCGCGGTCGCGCTTGTGGTGCGCAAACTCGTCGATGACCACCTTGCCGCCCTTGCTGCGGAACTGGCTGGGATTGCTGGAAAGGACGGTGATGCGGCTGCCGTTGTGGAACCTCACGACCGTGGCCGTGGCCTCGCTTTCGTCGGCGACCTCCAGGGGGTCGTCAGACTCGAACTCCACATCATCCAGATCCGCTTCGGCAACATCCGACCTCTGAACCAACAGGTTGGCAACGCCTACCCACATCAGCAGGTATTCGATGTACTCGATGCCCGAGGTCTTGTCGGCGGAGCTGAACCACACGGAAAGCCCCGGCGTGTCGATGCAATCCAAGACGTCTTCCAGGGCTTGTATCCAGGTCCCACCGATGCGGCGGCTCTTGACGAACTTCTTGAGACGGCTGCGGTCCATCAAGTAGGCGACTTGCCACTTGGTCAAGAGGTGCAGGAACGGCTTGAGTGTGGCTGCGTTGCGCTTGCAAGCCCCCTTCAATGGTGCTTCATCCCGCAAAGGAGGCTTGGGCTTGGCTACGACTTTGCGAGCCTGCGCCGTTGCCGTAGGCTTTGCCTTGCGCGGCGTTTTCACTTGAGTCCCAGCCGCGCCCGGATCTTGTCGTTGAGATCCTTGTTGCGCTGCTCAGGTGTCGACGCGCCCTTCTTGGGAGGGTTCTTCTGCTGGTACTTCCAGGCGTTGAGCGCCGTCTTGACGATGCGGTCCAGGTTGGCGATCGCCGCCTTGTCAAGCTTGCCTTCCAGCAGGTCGTCTTTGATCTTGCGAGCGACAACCGTACCCAACCCCATCAGCTCCGCCGCAAACGTTTCGGACGAATTGGTCAGGGCCGCCTTCTGGGAGTCCCATGTTCCTTTGCTCAGTCCATCGTCATCCGACCAGTTGTGGATGGTGCGCTCGGACACGCCCAGGCGCGTAGCAATCTCGCGCTTGGTGAGTCCATGGATGACGTACAGCTCGCGGGCCTGGGGACCCAGGTCATCGCGCTTGCTCATGCAGCCCTCCCAAGTTCGGCGCCGTCATTCTTGGCGGCGGCGCGTGGCGCAGACTGGGGTGCATGCCCTTGGATCCGTAAATCGATTATGATCTCCATGACGTTGTCGAGCTTGGTGTGGAGTGCGTCCTGGGAGACCTTCAGTTCCTTCTGCCCCTTTTCAAGTTCCTGCAGGCGATTGTCGCGAGAATCCAGGAAGACCTTTTGGACGAGCCAAGAGAATGCGCTCCAGGCCGGTTTCACCATTGTCATGATTGCCCCGACCAATCCGGCCCACCAGAAAAAGGAATGATCCGTTCCGGACCGGCTTGCTGTATCTTGTATCAGGGACATGAAATGAATGTGATGCGACTCTTTGGAATCGTATCACGGCGCATTCCCTGAATGAATCGCGGAATGGAATGTGGAATCGCTCCAAATACCGCGCATCGATTCCGCCCCAAATTATGAAGCATGACCAAGCGTGCTCCACTATCGGTTACCCCCGTCAATCCCTGGGTGAAAATCCTTTATCCGGGAACATTCACCTCCTTGAGCGGCAAGGAGGTGACCTTCACTTCCAGCGATGTGGCTTCCAAGGTGGAGGCCATCAAGAAGCAGCTCTCCAGCGGGTACACGCCTCCTGCCGTGATTGGCCACCCCAAGCACGACAGCCCGCGCGTGGCCTCCGTGGTGGAGGCAAAACTCGACGGGACTGACGGATACGTCCGGGTGGACGAGCTGACGCCTGAATTCGCCGAATCCTGTCGCAAGGGCGAATACAAGTACAACAGCCCGGCCTTCTACGCAAACGGAGGCTTGCGCCACCTGGGGATTTTGGGAGGATGGAACCCATCCCTCAAGGATCAATCCGCTCTGGAATTCGGTGAAGGACTGTTTGCCGAATCTGACATGGCCTTTGGTTGCAGCACCACCGATGACCTCCTGGTCTTTGGGGCTCCTGCCGACTGGGGCACGGTGGTGGGAGGGTGGCTCAATCGCCTGGCATGGCGGCTGAAGGAATTGGGTACTCTGCTGCGCGGCCAGCGCGAAGCCATCATCGAGGACAAGGGCATCGAGGCGGCCGACAAGATCTTGCCTGCCTACGCGATCGAGAATCTCGAAAACCTGGAGATCCCCTACGACCTGAATCCGGCCACTGCCAGTGGCCAATCCTTTGGAGAGCCTGCTTCGCCAGCAAGCGCTCCTACCGCCCCTGCTCCCGCATCGCCTGCGGCGCCTACGGCAAGGGAGATCGAGCTGCAAGCGCAGCTGGATGAAGCGAACCGAAAGCTTGCATCCACGGCAGGGGAGGCCGCCTCCCGAGCCTTTGGAGAGCGCTTGGACAAGGCTGTTGCGGCAGGGCGGCTGTCGCCGGTCTTGCGCACCAAGTTCCAAGGCCTCTATGCCGCACTCACCACGGCAGACGAACTGTCCTTTGGCGAGGGTGACCCTATTCCGGCAAGCCTGGAAGGGATCATCGATTCCTTGCCCCAGATCGTCGCCTTTGGCGAACTGGGAGAAGGACGTTCCCCGTCCGCCTCCAATTCCAATCCCCTCATCGCGGAATGCGAACGGCGCGCCGCAGCAGCACAGAAGGAGAAGCCATGACCAAGACGTACAACAGGCCTCGATTCGCGAGCGATGTCATCACGTACGAAGTGAGCCCGGAATGGAGTCGGGACGCCGTCACCCTCAAGGCCGGCAATACCACCGTGATCGGTACGGTCCTGGCCGTGATCCTGCTCGGGGCAGCTAGTGCCGCTGCCAAGACCGGCGGCAACACCGGCAACGGTACGGTCGCAATGGACGCCACCACTCCGGTGCTGGCGGGTGCCAAGGTGGGCGTCTACACCGTGCGCTTCACTGCGGCTACGGCCTTCACGGTCGAGGATCCCAGCGGCGACGTGATTGGCTCCGGTGTCACCGGCACCGCCTTTGCGGACGACATCAAGTTCACCATCACTGCAGGCGGTACGGCCTTCGTTGCTGGCGATGGATTCGACATCACTGTCGCGGCAGCGGCCATCGAGAAATATGTGCCGATCAACTTCTCCGCCAACGACAGCAGCCAGATCGCTGCGGCCATCAGTGTGGACGAGGTTGCCAGCCAGGCGACGGACCGCAAGATCGCTGTCGTTGCACGCGGAGCCGTACTCAATCCCGACTTCCTGGTCTGGCCCGACGGCGCCACTGCTGCCCAGAAGACCTCCGCCCTCGCCACCCTCAAAGCTCTGGGCCTGGTTGCCAGGGCATCCATCTAAGGACGATTCATGAACCTCGATGATCTCTTCACCTTCGCCTCCCTGACGGCCTCGATCCAGAAGCTGCCGCTCTTGCCCACCAGGATCGGAGACTCGAAGCTCTTCACGCCGCGCCCGATCCGCACCACCCAGGTGCTGATCGAGGAGCAGCAAGGCAAGCTCTCGCTGGTCGCCAACACCTCCCGTCGCGCTCCGGGCGCTCCGGTGTCGGCTCGCGGAGGCAAGACGATCGCATTCACGACCACGCACCTGCCTCAGACTGGACAAGTGCTGGCCGAAGACGTTCAGGGGCTTCGCGACTTCGGTTCGGAGGACCAGTTCGCATCCGTGTCCACCAAGGTCGCCGAGACCCTCCAAGACATGAAGAACAACCTGGCGGTCACGCGCGAATTCCAGCGCCTGGGAGCCATCAAGGGGCTGCTGCTGGATGCCAACGGGAGCACGGTCATTGCAGACCTCTACGACGCCTTTGGCGTGACCCAGGCGACCAAGGCCATGAGCTTTTCCACCAATACGGACCCGCGCGAAACGTTCATGGAAGCGATTCGCATCATGGACAAGGCGACCGGGGCACATCTGATCAACTCGCGGCGCTGCTACTGCTCGCCCGGCTTCATGGACGGGCTCACCAAGAACGGCACCGTCAAGGCGGCTTACGCCAACTGGAACTCGCAGGCGGATGGAGCGGCCAGCCGCTTGGCAGGGGACGTGCGAAGCGGGTTCACGTATGCTGGCATCGAGTTCATCGAGTACGCCGCTACGGTGTCGGGTCAGGACTTCATCGCCGACGGGGAGGCCTACCTGTTCCCGGTGGCCACCGGGATCTTTGTCGAGGCCTTGGCTCCGGCGAACTACACCGAGACCGTGAACACGCTCGGCCAGGAGTTCTACGCCAAGGCCGTGCCCATGAAGTTCGACAAGGGGCACGACATGGAGGCTCAGAGCAACCCGCTGGCTCTCAACCTCATTCCCTCCGCCGTCATCAAACTCGCGGCCTGATCGATGTACTGCACTACCGACGACCTCCTCAAGGCGCAGCCTACGATCCGGCTGATCGAGGCGACCGACGACGAAAACCCCAACGAGATGGGATCGTTCCAGGTCGCAATCGCTCAGGAAATGATCGACCTGGCGTGCGGTGTGATCGATGGATACCTGGCGTCGCGGCTGACCCTGCCGCTGCCCATGACCCCATTGATCATCAAGAAGATCGCGGTGGATCTGGCCTTGCATGGGCTGTACGAGCGACTGGGAAGGGCTCCTGATGGCAGCGAGATGGACACGCGGCGCACCAATGCCATCGCGCTGCTCAAGGAGATCAGCAAGGGGACCTTGACTCTGGGATTGCCGGCCACTGAAGCTGATGCCATCGATCCACCCACTTCGCGAACCCTGATCGCATCGGGACGCGCCGAGTTCAGCATGCGATCGATGGCCTCCTTGGGTGGTGGGCCATGGCTGGATGGGAGGCATCCATGAGCGCTCTCGTAGTCGGTGATTGCTACGACATCGAGCAGGCGATCTATCAGCGCTTCACCGGTCCGGATCGGAAGTTTGCCAAGGTCGACTTGGGTCGGTTCACAGGATCACTGCGGCCAGGCCTGAACGTTGCTGTTCTCTCGGGCAAGGCAGGGGTTGCCACGACATCCAAGTACAAGGAGGAGATCTCGATCGTCCTCCTGATCCATGTCGAGAATCTGGCGTCCGAGATGCAGCGCCGACGCTTGATGCATCCGTTGCGCATCTACGCCGTGCGCCTCTTGGTTGGAACCAGGCTCTCCTTTGTCGGCGAGGATGGCACTGCGCACGACTTGGGTATCGATGCGATCACCTACGACGGGTGGAACGAAAAGACCACTATCGAACAATTCAACTTGGGGCAAATGGTCATTGAAGTGCGCTTCAAGACCGCTTACGAATTCCCCTCCTCTCCCCCCGATGTCGGGAGCGATGTGCTCTTGGAATCGCTGCTGGTCGGATACCACTTGGTGGATCCCGCTACCGGTGAGATGTCGAGCAGTCCTGTGTTGGAATCAGAAATCACACTGGAGACCTGATGAAATCCTTGCGCGTATTTGCCCCCAATGGGCGCGTTCCCATGGAACACCAGATGGGCTGGATCGGGCAAGAGCCAGTCCAGGTCAACGACTCCTACTACTACCGCCAGATGCTGGCCTGCGAGTCTTTGGAACTCGCTCCGTCTGATCCTGCTCCCGAGTCCAGCGCTTGGGAGGAAACCCCTTTGACCGACGAGGAAACCGATGGCCATTGACATCACTGGAATCCCTTCGAACATCCTGAAGCCTGGCTTCTACGCCAAGTACAACACCGCAGGGGCTGCAGGACTTGGATCCTTCTCGCAAAAACTCCTGATCGTGGCTCAGCGCCTGACATCGGGCCTGACGCCTGCGCTGGTGGCTACGCAGGTCTTCGGCGAGGCCTATGCCGCATCGTTCTTTGGCGCAGGGTCGGTGGCGCATCGCATGGTGCTCTCTGCCATGGCGCAGGACTCCAACCTGGCTCCCTGGGTCGTGGCGCTGGACGATGCGCCGGCTTCGGCGGCGGCAACCGGAACCATCACCATCACGGGGACTGCCACGGGCAACGGATCGATGGTGACCTACGTCGCCTACACCCGCATCGAAGTGGGAATCCTGCAAGGTGATACCCCGACGGTCGTGGCTGCACGCCTGGCTGCAGCCATCAATGCCGTCGCCGCCTTGCCGGTCACTGCTTCCGCTGCCGCTGGAGTGGTCACCCTGACGGCCAAGAACAAGGGCACCAACGGCAACAGCATCGCAGTCAACTACGCCGTATCGGCTGTGGGGGTCACGGTGGCGATCGTCGCCATGTCGGGAGGAGCCACCGACCCGGACATTCAGCCGGCCTTGGATCTGGTGTTCCCTGGGCAGTTCCATGTGGTCGCAGCCTGGGATGCCAGCGCATTGAATCTGGGAAAGATCAAGACCTATCTGGAGGCGGTGTCGTCTCCGATCGAGGAACGTCCTGGGCGCGCTTACGCTGGCGTGACCGGGACCAAAAACATCGCCGCCCAGGTGACGCTTGCGACGGGAACGAATCACGAACGCGTGAGCTTGAGCTACCTGCCTGGGAGCTGGACTCTGCCGTGCGAGATCGCGGCCGCCACGGCGGCCCAGGTGGCCAGCGAAACCGATCCGGCCCGACCCTACAACGGTGTCGTGCTGGCGGGCGTGCATGCTCCAGATCTTTCGCAGCGCCTGGGGCGTACCGAACAGGAGGCTCTGCTGTCTGCGGGTGTCACGCCCCTGGAAGTCAACTCCACCGGCCAGGTGGAAATCGTCCGCTTGGTGACCACCAGGACCACGACCGCAGGCGTGAGTGACCAGGTGCTCCTGGACACGATGTCCATCGCCATCTTGGACTACGTGCGCCAGGAAGACATGGCCATGGTGAAGAAGAAGTTCCCGCGCGCCAAGAATACCGCCACCATTCGGGAATCGATCAACAAGAACAGCTACAGCCTGGCGCTCAAGCTGCAGGATCTGGAGATCCTCCAGGACGTGGAGAAGCACAAGGACCTGTTCCAGGTCGAGCCTGACCCCAACTTCCCTAGCCGCATCCGCAAGCGGTTCCCGGCTGGGATCGTCTCGGGACTGCAGCAGATCTGCGAAACCATCGACCTCATCCAGTAAGGCAGGGAGACGACAATGAACATCATCAAGATGTCCTTCGACTTCAATGGATCCGTCATCGATGACATCCAGGAGTTCAAGGAGAACGAAGAGGAGTTTGGCAAGGAAGTCGAGTTCATCGGCAAGACCGGTTACGCTCCCATCTCGACCAAGCATGGGTTCTCGATCAAGTACGCTCCGCCCCAGAGCGGGAAGTTCAACTTCAACACCGCCATCTACGGGTCGGGCGTGACCTTCACGGTCTACTACGACGGAGGCACCAGCAAGACCTGGCACGAGGTGCACCTGCTCAAGAAGGGCGAGAGCGGCGGCGGCGACGGCAAGACCGAACTGTCCTACACGTACAGCTTCACTGCCGAAAAGGTGACCGAATGAGCTCCATCGCCGAACGCATCCAGGCCGGTACGAATGCTCGCGCCGAGATCCGTTGGCCGGGTACCGATGTGCCGGTCTGGATTCGCGTGCTGTCCAAGCCGGAAATTCAGGAAGCGACGTTCGCGGCCGACAAGCATTTCCGCGCAGAGGGCGTGCCGGTAGAAGCCCATACCATCGAAGCTTACAAGGACGAGGAAACGATACGGATTCTCTACCGTGCGTTGTCCGATGAATCTGGAAAGCCCATCACGGCGACCTTGAGTTCCTTCAAGGTGCTTGTGACGACTGACGTACAAAACAAGCTCGCAGAGGACTATCGCGCCCATGAACTCGAAGTGTCGCCCAATCTGGAGGCGATGAGCGACGAGGACTTTGTCGTCTTCATGGAGGGCTTGCGAAAAAATGCCGAAGCGACCATTGGATGCGTTTCCAGTATCGCCACGGCGAGAAGGTTGCTGCGTTCTTTGGTCGCCCAACTTCAGAGCTGACAAATGCTCAATGGCTCCTGGCGATCCAGCTGGAGCGCCTTGAGAATGAACCTCCCGACCAGCCAGGGCAATGGCAGAAAGTGACTTCCCCCGGTGAGCGATAGCGTCGTCGAAGTAGGCTTCAAAGCCAATTCAAGCGCCCTTGTCGCCGCCGCCAAGGCAGGCGACAAGGCCTTGGAAGGCATGGGCGACGAAGTTGCCAATGCTGGCAAGAAGACTAAGGTCCTGGGGAAGGAGACTCAAGAGGCTGCGCGCGATCTGGATGGGATGAGTCGAGGTGCACGCACTGCCGGTGAAGATGTCGATGGGTTCGCCCGCAAGGCCGAACAGGCATCCAAGGCAGCAAGCCATCTGGGCCGCGCCTCTCAGTCCTTGCGCACTGGCGGCAAGGTCTTGTCGTGGGGGAGCGAGAAGTTCGTGAACCAATACACCGCATTGGCTGGTGGCGCAGGTATTGGCCTGGCCCTCAAAAAGCAGATGGATCTTAATGATGAAATGACCCAGATGGGCATTGCGGCACGGGATGCCCAAGGAATGATCAACGGGCAAAACTTCGCCAGTTGGTTCACTGAATCCAAAGCAAAGATCATGGAAGTGTCCAGATCCACGGGGCAAGGCGCGGAAGAATTGGCGGGAGGGATGCGGGCCGTAATTCAGCGTACCGGCGACATGAAGCTTGCTACCGAGCAATTGGAATTGATGGGCGTTGCCGCTACTGCCTCCGGATCCTCGGTCGAAGAAATGGGAGGACTGATCGCCAACTTGGGGCAGAACGTCGGGATCAAAGGCCCAGAACAAATGAAGCAAGCCTTGACTCTGCTGGTTGCCCAAGGCAAGACCGGAGCTTTTGAGATCAAGGATATGCTTTCTCAAGGCGAACGCATGTTCACGGCCATGCCGAACTTTCGAGTGCAAGGCTTGGATGGTCTTAAGTCGTTTGGCGCCTTCGTGCAAATGTCAAGGACTGCAAATGGAAATGCAGAGACGGCTGCCGAATCGATCGTGAGCCTGGGAACAGCTATCGCCAAACTGGATGACAAGAAGCTAGCCAAGGCTGGAATTCGCAACCTGAAGCTCACGAACAAGGATGGATCTAAGCGTTCTACAGAGGAAATTGTTAAGGAAATCATCAAGCGAACTAAGGGAGACATGGATGGCCTGATCAAGGCGAATGTTTTTGATGAACCGGCCCAACGCCTGATTCAAAAGATGGCCAATCAGTATGCCGAGGGGAAAGGCTTCACAGCCTTTGATTCGTTCAAGAACGCCGGTGGTGACCTGCGCAATAACAAAATGCTGGATGACGATTTTGCGGCACGAGTGAATGACTCAAAGTTCCAAATCAACAGGCTAATGGGAGCGCTTCGTGAGTTTGCGGACAAGAGTTTGTCTGCACCGCTTGCTGCACTCACCAGGGCGTTGTCGTTCTTCAACGGAAATGCAGTTCTTACAGATACTCTGATCCACAATATCACCAAGGGGCTCCTTGCGATGGCGGCGGTTGCGGGCTCCGTGAAGATGTACCGGATGTTCCAGGAGTTCCGCGGACTTTTCGGCGGAGCTAAAAATGCTGGGCGTTCGTCGAGCATGCTTGGGCAGGTTGCTGGCATGGAAGTGCAGCGTGTCTATGTGGTAAATATGGGTTCCGTTGGATTGAGTGGGAATGGGGCTCAGGGGTTGTCGGGCGCTGGCTCTGTCCCCGAGATGTACGGCCCCGCTCGCCCAATGAGTTCCTGGAATCGGTGGGGGCGCAGCGCAGCTATTGGTGGCGGCATAACAGGCGTTGGCGCGGCCATGGCCTTTGCGGAAAACGGAAACACCCCCGAAGGATGGGGGCGTGCGTTGGGTGGCGCAGCGGGTGTTGCTTTAGGTGCTTTTGGTGGTCCGATTGGCATGCTGATAGGTCAGCAGATTGGCGACACTGTTGGCTTGTTCGTTGGGAATGCTATTGGACAGAGCCTCAAAGATGCTGAATCGAATAGACGCCAGAAGAAGTATGAAGAAGATGCGGATCTAGGCGACAAGAAAATGCGCGCAGTCAATCAACGATTCCTGCACGCATCCGATGTGACATCAAATGGATCGAATATGCAGCGTGTTGCCGAATCTGCGATGAAGACTGGTGTCGGCATGGGGTATCAATCCGCAAGCGCGACCGATATTAAGCAGGCAGGCATAACTGCCAAGGATTTGGAGAAACTCAACATCGTCCTGAACGTGGAAACGCATGTCGCCAAGGATGGCTCCACGAATACCAAGGTATCCCAAGATAAGCCGACAGGATTCTTCAAGACCGCATCCGATTCTCTTGGCTCCCTCACCGCTCCGTGGGCATTGGGGCACTGATGTCCGACTTCACTGTGACCCTTGGTGATCTGGTGCTTCCCTGCGCCGATCTTTCGGACGACATGAAGTTCGCGATCGTGCGTCATCGCGTGCCGGGACGCAATGGCGCCATCCTCGAAAACCTGGGTGCCGATGAGATGGAATTTCGCCTGCGCACCGTATTCATCGGCAAGGAGGCAGTTGCGGACTACGTCGACCTCCTGACTGTCCTGCGCCAGGGCGCATCCGTCACTGCCAGCCATCCCATCTATGGGACCTTCCAGGCAATGGTCGGTGCTGTGGCCGCCAAGTACGACCAGCGCATCGACACTGCCGAGGTGGACTTCACCATCATCGAAGACGGCATGGACTGGGGTGTGGTCTATCGCCCCAATGCTTCCGACCTGGCACTGACGGCAACGCAAGCCGCGCTGGATGGTGGCGTGTGCCCCGACTTGGATCCGGGCGGCGTGTGCCGCGACATCGGACCGGTGGATCTGAGTGATCCATCGTGGTTGGACAAGGTCTACGCCTTGAACCTTGGCAACAAGATCAACAGCTACGTGAGCGCAATCTCTGCGCAGTTGAACAAGATCGACGCGCTGCAGCTTGCCATCTCGTCCCCGTTGACGGCGGCCTTCAATGCCCTGAACTTCGCGTCGACCTTGCCGGGCCAGGTGGCCCGCAAGATCACCGCCTTGTGCGATGTGATGTCGGGCAGCGCCATCAATGCTCCGGATCCGGTCTTGGCAGTCCAGCGCTTGTCAACCGACCTGGATTCGTTGGTGGGCAACTTCAAGGGGACTCCTGTGGATGGCGCCATGCGTGTGATGGCCTCCTTGACTGGAGCTCGCATCGCTGCTGCGGTGATGGCGACCGATGAGGACAATCTCAACGCCCAGGTCGCGCTGGAGCAGTCCGTGACCTTCGACGTCTACAGCAACTATGTGGGCAAGTCATTTTCGCCACCTCCCATGCCTGCCACGGCTGACCAGGTTGGGCGCATGGTGGTGGCCATGCGAGGCTTGCTGAATGCTGCGAGACCCTACACCAGCGCCCCGCAGCCGTTGGAGGACATGGCTCTGGCGTTGCAGCAGCAGTACCGTGACCGCCTAGTCCGGTACGAGACCTTGCGCGAGATCACTGTGGCCCAGCCCACGCCCTTGCATGTGCTGTGCCTGTTGCATGGCCTTCCGTACAACGCCGCAGAACGCCTGGTGCGACTCAACAACATCCGCAGCCCCAGTTTCACGGAAGGGACGATTCGCATCTATGTCCGCTGAAGCTGTCTCCATCGAGATCAATGGCCTGCAGGTGCTGGCATCCGAGGGAGTGGAAATCGTCTCCGATCTCTACAGCCCGGAAGGCTCCTGGTCCGTTCCCGTGGCCCCAGGAACTGTCCCTGTCAAGGGCGGCGAATTGGTGCGGGTACGCATCGCTGATCGCGTTGAACTGGTGGGAACGGTGGGCAAGCAGACGGAGAGCTACGACGCCAAGTCGCATTCAGTCCGGCTCACTGGATCCACGCTGGCGGGCCTTCTGAAGACCAGCTACATCACCTCGTTCAAGGCTCCCCCGAAGACGTTGGTGTTGGCCGATGAGATCTATACCAAGAGCATCCCATACCTGAACCGCTTCGAGGCTGTGTTCCATGACGAGGCCAAGGTTGCCAACACGCACGCCCATGCCTCGGACGTCGGCGACACGTCGTTTGCTCTGCTCTCCGAATATGCCCGCAATCGTGGACTGGTTTTCTGGATCAAGCCCGACGGCACCCGCGTCTACGGCAAGGTGGTGACGGATGGAGAGCCATCTTTCCGGCTGGATGGCCGGAACATTATGCATGGACAGAGGACCCAGGACTGGGATCAACTGCACAGCAGTGTCACGCTGGTATCCGATGGCGAGGAGGGCCACAAGAAGGTCACGGCAACCAATGACCTGGCTCCAATTGAAAGGCCCCTTGTTGCGGCCTTCAATGGCCATTCCAGCGATCTTCAAAAGCAGGCGAAGGAGTACATCAGGCAGGAGAAGATGCGCGCTTTTTCGCTGGAGTATGTGGTGACAGGTTTCTCCCAGTCCGGAAAGCCGTGGGCAGTCAATACCCTGTGCAGCGTCGATGATGCTGTGATTGGCCTCAAGGGTACCTACGTGGTCGTGCGTACCGTCAAGCGTTGGAATCGTACGGATGGATCGACGACAACCCTTACTCTGGGGCCACGCCTGGAAGACCCGTTCCAGGCCTTCCAGAAGCACGGTCGCCGACTTCGCCACGGTGGTGGGCTGCGATGATCACCATGGCTTCGGATGGATCGCTTGCTCTGGTCCTGAGCTCATCTTCTACACCTATACAGGATCGCATCTTGCTGTCCCTTTTTACTCGGCGTGGATCCAGTTGGCAGCGTCCTGACTTTGGCTCAGACCTGCACAAACTACGCCGCGCCAAGCTTACTCCCGATCTCCCCAAAACGGCTGAAGGCTATGCCCGCAGCGCGACGCGTTGGATGCTGGAAGAGGGAATGGTCGACTCCTTCTTTTTCCAGGCGACGAAGGAGGGCAGCGGCAAGCTGCGCCTGGAGGTGCGGGCCGTATCATCCAGCCAATCGATCAAGATCACGTATTGGATCCCTATCCCTGCGGACCCGAGGTAACCAGTGAGCGATTCCTACAAAAGCTTTGACGCCGTCTTTGCTGCTGTCCTGACAGCCTACCAGAACGCAGGTCTGGCTGCTTGCATCACGGTGGGAGATGAACTCTACGTGCGCGCGGCCGGGCTCGCATCTGTCGCGTGGGGGCTGTACCGCGAAAGCGAATGGACAAAGAACCAGATCTGGCCCGACTCGGCCAGCGAAGACAACCTGATCCATTGGGGGGGAGTCTACGGGCTGTCCAAGAATGCGGGCGAAAGCTTCGCCGCCTTCCTGGATCGCGTGCTCAAGCGTTGGCGCAACAAGGAAGGCGGCGGCAACAAGACGGATTGCGAAAACTGGGCCATGGAAGTCTCCTACGGATCCGAGAGTGCCTCCTCGGCGAAATGCTACGGCGGCGTGGATGCGTACGGCCCTGGTACAGGTGTCCTGGTGATCACCAAAAGCGATGGCACCGATCCGTCATCGGCTTTGCTCGATGCCATCAAGTCCTACGTGCTGCAGAAGGGCCCTGTCGAGCCGGCTGAACTGTACGTGGTTGCCCCAACGAAGACGAGCGTAGCCGTTTCCTTGAAAATGTCCGGAGGTGATACCGCTCTGGCTGCGAGCCTGATCCAGGCCTTCATGGCTGCACTCTCCACAGGGCAAGTGGTATACCCTGAGGTTTTCAAGGCCTTCTGCTGGCAGGCAGGAGCAACGAATGTCACGCTGCTTTCTCCAACCGAGATGACTGCCCCCAGCAAATTCGGGAAGGTTGTCGCATCATCCATCTCGGTGACGGCATGACCGCGCGCCATCTATCCCCGTTACGCCTCCTCAAGTGGATTGCTTTGGGGGAGCAAGACGAAGCGATCATGGCTGTGGATGCGCAGTTTCTCGACTCAATCCAGGACGCCATCCGCAGTATCGAAACTGACATTTTCCCCGACACGACCTCCGAGATTGAGGGATGGGAGCGGGTGCTTGATCTCCCGTCCACAGGGAGCGATGCTGAGCGTCGAGCGCGGATCCTCGCCTTCTTCCGTGCATCTGGCGGTATCTCGAAGGTGTTTTTCTTGGGGCTTGCCAGCGAGATGGGATACGGTGTCGTGATCACGCAGAGCCCTCACCCCTTCCGGGTCGGTTTGAGCAGGATTGGCTCGCCCCTCATCGACGTGAATCCTGACGGCCTTCCGGATCCTCCCGGCTGGGACCCCCTGGTCAAAGGCCCGTATTGCCCTAGGCTATTCGTCTGGACCGTCACGATCACAAGCCTTGGAGCAAACGCTTCCGTTTTGGCTCTGCAGTCTGTTTTCGAAGCCTTGAAGCCGTATTACTCCTCCATCAAGTGGGAAGGTGCCTGATGCGCGAAGCTCGTTTCTTCCGGGGCGTACTCAGTGCCGATGCGACCGAGTCCAGCACCAAAGGACCTCGTGTCGGGCAGGTGTTGGCGCGGGGCGTGCGCGCCATTGAAGATGTGCCCATCATGCAACAGCGGGGCCTTGCGTCATTGCCCAAGTCGGGTGATTCCCTCGGGCTCATGCAGGTCGATGACCTGGTCGTGGCTACGACCTCCGAATCCACTGATCGACCAGTCCTAGAAACTGGAGAGACGGTCCTCTACGCCACCAAGGACGTGTTCGTCAAACTCTCCCCGGACGGATCGGTGCTGATGCAAAGCGGCCTGACCACAAAGGTCACGATGTTCCCTGACGGAACGATCGAGCTGGAGGGGCGGAAGATCGTGGGCAAGGCGCTGGAAGTAGAACTTGGAGAGGGGCCATTGGGGCCATCAAACGGTGTTGTAACAGGGATGTGCATTTGCTCCGTGACTGGATTGATGCACCCAGTCACGTCGCAGACCGTTAGGGCCTCGCAATGAGCGGCCTCGATCACGCTCGTGTCGTTGCTGCCGCCTTGGCCAAACTCAAGGCTGACGGCATGAAGCTGGACAATCCGGCAATGCTCATCAAGCCTGCCAACAAGACGGGCGCTGAAATCATCATCGATGCCATCGCAACCGCGACGGTCGATGAGATCAATGTCCACTGGCAGGGTGGCGGCGGTGGCCTGGATCTCCCCGAGGGCGACGGATACCCGCATCGCGTCGGCACCGTCTGGACCATGCAGGACAAGGCCTTCCTAGATCGCACCACGGCTGATGGCATCTACGCGACTCCGGCAGGAGTAGCCGTTGCGATCGCGGCCGCCATCGTGTTTGGCGGCACCGGTGTGGCGTCCACTATTGCCCACTCCGACCACAACCACGACAGCACCTACGCAGCGCTGCAGCATACGCACACGGCCAGCCAGATCGTTGATGCCACGGTGGCAGGCCGGGCGTTGCTCACGGCAACGGATGCCCCTGCGCAGCGCACGACTCTGGGGCTGACCGGCTGGGCCACGAAGGCCTACACCAACGGCAGCACGACCGACGTGGCCGAGGGTGCGAACCTGTACTACACCGACACCCGCGCCCGCGCCGCGATCTCGGGTACGGCTCCGATCTCCGTCTCGGCGGGTGTGATCACGCACCTGGGCACGGACGGCTACATGCACGTTCCGGCGACCAGCACGACCAACAGCGGGCGCGCCTTGGTGGCTGGATCCACGGCGGGATCGGCAGCCTGGACGCAGCTGACCACGGCGCACGTCTCGGGCCTGACCGGCTGGGCCACGAAGACCTACACCAACGGCAGCACGACCGACGTGGCCGAAGGTGTGAATCTCTACTACACCGACGCCCGCGCTCGTGCTGCCTGCACGCCAGCAGCGATTGGTGCCGTCGCATCTACTGATGCTCGCTATATCTTCGGAGACAACGGATCAGGCACGCGGCTTGTATCCGGCACGATTGCGGCGCTTACCAAGAGCGGCTTCTATTGCGGCCTGAGTTGGTCGGATGCTCCCGTGCCGAATACGCACACCCACCTCATTAGGTCTCAGTATGCCAGTGATGGCGGATCATCGAATGCCTGGTCGTTTGATATCGCTGCGAACTTTGGCTCCGCTGCAACCCCAGGATCTCCAGAGAACTACTACGTCCGATGCATCGCGGCAAGTGCGTCCACAGGATGGCGCAAACTGTGGCATGACGGAAATCTGACGCCAGCAGCGATCGGTGCAGCACCGGTAGCAAGCCTTGCTGGATATCTGCCTCTGTCTGGCGGTAACCTCGCTGGAAATTTGCGTCCGAACGCGTCGAACTCCTACGAACTCGGCAGCACCTCGCTGCGGTGGGCGAACGTGTACGGTATCAATGGGGATTTCGTCAACCTGTCCGTCGGCACCGCCACTGCGGGATCGTTCGTACGTTCCGGGGGCACTGCGTACCAGTACCTCCGTGGCGATGGATCGGTGTACACGTCTGCGAATTCGAACGGCGTATCCCGCCTCTATAGGAACGAGAACTCAAGCAAATACTACGTGTACCACACATTTGAAACGACGAGCCCGCTGGGTAGCGCCTGGCGCATTCGTGCGGCGAATGATGAGGGTGATTCTCAAGCTGGAATTTATGCGACGATGGTCGACTACTGCGACTTGGCGAAGGATTCACAGAAGCTAGGTGGAGTCGTGGCGGACAACTTCGTGCAGGGCTCTGGGCAGGGATTGTATGGCCACCGCACGACAAATGTGTCGGCATTCGATGTGCTTTTCAAATCCGGATTCTACGACTCGAATTCGGCAACCACAGGCCCGTTTGGAGCGACCTGGACACACCTAATCCGATCGACGCATACCGACCCGACGAATGTGCAGGCCCACTGGAGTTTCGACATCGCTGCCGCGTTCATCGCTGGCAACACTGAGAATTACGCAGTTCGGGCGAATGCAGGAGCCGCGTGGGGGGCATGGCGAACGCTGTGGCACTCGGGAAATCTGACACCAGCAGCCATCGGAGCAGCGACAGTGGCAAGCCTTGGGAATTACCTGCCCCTGACTGGTGGCTCCCTTTCTGGATCTCTGTCTGGCACAACGGCTCTCTTCAGTGGATTGATCAGTGCTGCGGGCGACATCAATACGCCAAATGCGACCTGCTCGCTCAGCCTCTCTGTGCCAAATCTCACTTGGAAGAAACACACAGTGTCAACGTCGTATGCGGGAGCCTACGGATCTACGGTGACTCCGAGCAATCAGAACTACTCGATCTCGATTGCAAACGACGGAACCAACACCGGGATCAACGGGACGACCCAGAGCTACCTGGCCGTCAACGGCACCACTGCTGTTTTAGCAGACGCAACGCAGGTCGAACTGTCTGTTGGAGGCGTGGCGAGATTTCGGGTGACTCAAAATTATACCCAGTTGATCGCGAATATTGTAACCGACAATGAACTGCTTACAAGCAATCCACCAGTTTTTGCGTTGGCAAAAGTTTCTGTGCTGACTGCAATCTCCAGCGGTGGCACCATCGCGAATGGCGCGTATGACGGGCAGTGGAAGGTCATTACCAATTCAACTTCGGTGAGCCATACCATGTCCGGCACAAACCAAAATTCAGTCGTCATCCCTGCTGGCGCAACGCGCATCCTCATGTGGAAAGCTATGGCGGCAAAATGGTACTGACATCCCCAAAAAACCAAGGAGATAGCATGAGGCAGTTGACCATCAGTTTGAGCAACACGGAATCCCGAATCGTCGAGGCGCAGGCCATCCTGCGCGGGATCCCCCAGGAGAAGCTTGTGGCTGATCTTGGCGTCGAGCAGATCATCACCCAGGCGACCCAGGAACAGGTTCAGGCCGATGTCACGGCGGGTACGGTCGGAGATGATGTGACGTCCCTCGTCGACTGGAATTCGTTGTGGCAGGGGGTGCAGCGGGAACGCCAGGCAGGTCGCATGCCGGAATCTGTCGTGGAAGGCCTGGAGCGTCGCGCCACTGCAATGCTCGATGCCAAACACGTTGGCGGTGCAGCATGACCCCCAATAAGGACGGAAAAATCCAGATCACAACCCGCTGCGTTCTGGTGATTTTCAATACCCTTTCAAAGGCTTCTCTGGCCAAGCGCAACATCAATCAAAAGTTGGCCGTTGTCTCGCTGCTGGAGCGCATTCGCGATGTTGGCCGCCACGACGAAAAGAAGGCGGTCTTCACGTTCCAGGACGCCCAGAGCGAAGCCATCCAGGTCAAGTACCCCGATTGGCAGGAGCTGCCCGGAGGCAGCTGGGAGAAGCACCCGAAGGCTGGACAGGTTGTCCTGGACGACAAGGACGAGCCGGTCAAGCGTTGGTCGCACACCGAAGAAGGTCTGTCCGTGAAGTTCCCGCCCTTTGCGGTCACCGAGCGCGAGCAGGCGGCTGTTGTGGCAGTTCTGGGAGACCGCCTGATGGACCCGAGTCTTACGACGGAATCGGCTCACGAGGTGCTCAAGACGGCACGTTGGCTTGGCCTGGGAGATCGTCTGGAGTCGATGGCCGAAAAGCTGTGCGCGGAGCCTGTGGCGGCGGACTAGCGGGCTATTTCTGCACGATCGTGACTATGCAACAGTTGTGGTGCTGATGCGCCCCATCTGTTGCATTCGTTTCTCACATTTATTGCATGGAGCGTTGCGATGCCGAAGACACAATTCCGCGATGGGTTGATTACTACTCCGCAGTTCTGGACTGCGATCAATAATCCAGTATACAAGAAGATCCCTGATAATGATGGAGAAATCCCTTATCCTGACCTCGAAGGATTGGGGGTTAATGATGCACTTGATACTGTTGCAGCATCTGGCAAAGCGTATTCTGATGCCATCTCCTCGTCTAGCAAAGCGTATTCTGATGCTATCGCCTTATCTGGAAAAGCGTATTCTGATGGGCTAGCCTCTGCAATCAGAACTGAATTAGATGGCGTTTCAGTTGTCGCATCAGCAGCGTATAATTTTCTTCGATCTCATGCCCAGTCGACAGGCCCTGGCGCGGTGGTTCAATCCCTTCCTGCGAATAATGTTCCAGTATTTTCTATTAATATTCCCTATGGTGCCTGGGTGATTGATGGTAGTATTCGATTTTATGTTCCTAATTCTGGGCTGCTTGCAACAGTGTCTGCTGGCTTAACTTTGGATGGAAGTCTTATCGTAGATCATTTGCCTATTCCTGCTATTCCTTCTAGCGGGGTTGCTCATATCACATTCCCTCGCCATTATATTCTTCAATCTTACGCTGATGATAAGCCGCTATCTATCACAGTAAGCATGAGCGGCGATTCTGCTGGCGGCATTGTCACGGCTTGCCATCTGCTTGCCACAAAGGTTCCCCAGTGATCTGTACGTAGGCCGCTTGCGCAGGCGTGCGGTGAGGCCTTTTTGTCTCATTTGACCGCCCAAATTGTCTCACCTGGCGCGCGCCGTCATACAGGACCTCGTGTTCCGAAAGGGAACTCTGTACAAGGGTGTCCTGCATCTACGTTCTGCTGACTCTGCGTTGATCCAAGTCATGTTCCGCCGCAGCGAG